TTCGCCGGCACCGCGGCGAGCGACGCGGCGCAGGATGCGATCGGGGCATCCCAAGGCTTGGCGATCGTCAGGGTGCAGCCGTTTTCGGGTCCGATCTGCAGGCCCCCTATGCGCTCCCACCGCGTGTGGAACGCCTGGACCGACACCTTGGCGCCGGCCGCTTCCGCGGCTTTGGCAATGTTCCACGCGGCGGCTCGTGCCATCTCCATGCGGGCCGGGCGTGCGCCCAGGCCCGGGCGCACGCCCGATCCCGGTGTTATCGGGTCGTTCATCGAGCTTGACCCGTCGATCAGGATCAAGAGCGCGGTGTCGACGCCCGGCGTGTCGTCGCGCCGCGTGAACACGTCCTGAGCGCCGGTCCTCATGCGGGCCAGCGCGCGGCGATCGAGCCGTCCGGAGCTTTCGTGATGCGTCGCCCGGCGCACTTCCTCCGAGACCAGCAGCCGGCCGATTTGGCCTGCAAGCACGGCGTTGCGGGGCAGCGCGCGATCGAGTTCCAACGCCGCGGCCCGGTGTTCGCCCGGTATCCTGCGCGCGGCCGGCGCGCGGTCGGAGCGCGCGGTCGCCAGCGTGTGGCCCGGGTCGGCCACGTATTGGTCCGGGTCGTCGACGCCGGCCCGCTTGGCAACCCGCTCGACCATGTCGTCCAGGCTGGCGTCGGTTGGGATCGGTGCGCCGGTTTTGTCGCCGGCCCCGTCCTGGGTCTCGCCGTCCCGGGCCTCGCCACCTTGGGCCTCGCCGTCCTCGCCGTCCTCGCCGTCCTCGCCGTCCTCGCCGTCCTCGCCGTCCTCGCCGTTCCCGCTGTCCTGGGCCTCGCCGGTCTCGCCGTCCTGGGCCTCGTCCTGGGCCTCCGGGTCCTGCGGCTGCTGCTGCGGCTGCTGCGGCGGCTGCGGCTGCTGCGGCTGCTGCGGCCTCATGCCGTTTTCCAAATCGACCAGCTTGCGCGCCAACGTCAGGACTGCGCCGGTGTCGCGGCACCGTTTGATCCCGGACAGCGCCACGTCGACCAGCTGGGCCACGCCCGGCGACATTGCGGCGGGCATCCCGGCGGCTGCAGGGATTGAGTACCCGTTGGCAACCCGGCCCAGGATGCACGCCACGTAAGGCGCGTGCTCCACCGCGGACCCGATCGCCGGGGCGCCCGGCGGGTTCCCGGTCTCGGCCTCGTAGTGGAGATGGTTCGCCATCGACGCGAACAGGCCGCGCAGCGCCGGGAAATTCCCGGCGCGGATTTCGGCCTGCTCGATCCGGACGTCTTCCAGAGCGTTGACCCAGTCCCGCACGCGCGTTCCCGCGGCGCAGGCTTCGAGCCACGCGCTCTTGTCGGTGTGCAGGACGTGACAGCACTCGTGGGCGATGAACGCAACCAGCCGATCGGCCTCGCCGCGGGTCAGCACGGCGTCGATCGGCAAGCTCGGCATGTTCAGCGTGACCAGCGTGTCGGACCAGTCGACCGACGCGGTGCGGCCTCCGTCCGTTGTCACTTCGACGCGGCGCCGCGGTCCCGTGGATTGCCGCAGCGCAAGCAATTTGGTCGCGGTCTCGGTCGTGGCCGCGACCACCTCGTGATATTGGGGCATGGTGTCTTACCCTTCCTGTCAGATGCTGGAAAACTGTGACGCGGCCTGCCGGCCGGCTGCAGTCGGGTTGGTGATCGCCGGGTCCTGGGCTTGCGGCGCGATGCCGGATGGCGAGACGCTCAGTGCGGCCCGCACGGTCGACGCGTCGTAAGTCAGCAGGCACTGCTCCCGGAGTGTTTCGCGATCGGCTTCCGGGGCGCAATTCAGGATCGCCGCGACGAATGCTTCCTCCGCGGCGACGCCATCGGTCAGCAACTCGGCCCAGGACAGCAGCCGGCGCAGGCCGATCCCGTGAGACAGAAGCTGATCTTCCGCCGCGGCACGAGTGACGGCTGCAGCCGTCACGAGCAAATCGGCGAGGCCCGCGGTGCAGCCGGTATACGAGACCAGCACTTCCGCTTCGCGGTCCCGGGGCAGATAGCCCAATTCGACCCGCACGCCGAAACGATCCAGAAACGCGGCGTTGAGCTTGTTGGTGTCGGTGTACCCGTGCCGCGCGCCGCCGCCGGTGCCGTTGGTGTTGTCGGTCGCAAGGAAGATCACGCCCGGCGCGACCGGGACCCGCTCGCCGGTCTCGGCGATGTACAGCGCGCGGTTGGCGAGCACGTTCTGCATGACCATCAAGGCGCCCGGCCGTGCCACGCTGGGCTCGTCCAGGCACACGATGCAGCCGGGCGTCCGGATTGCCTTTGTCAAGGCGCCGTCTTTCCAGATCGTGCCTCCGGACGCGTCCGGCGCGGTCAGGCCCATGAGCGTTGCGGCGTCGGTCCCGTTGTCGCAGGACAGCAGCGCGAACGGACGCCCGGTCATGGCCGCCAGTTGCTGGGCAAACTCGGTTTTGCCGGTGCCGGCCGGGCCGAACAGCATGACGTTCCGGCCGCGTGCGATCTGGGTCAGGACAAGCGCGGTTTGCGGGTGAGGCCACAGATACCGCGGATTGATCGCGGGCGTGTCGGGATGTGCGCCGTCCCAAAGCTCGGCGAGGTGACGCCCCATCGGCCCGGTAACGCCGAACAGTTGCTTCCAGTTGGCGCTCGACCCGCTGGGCCGCGCCATCGGAACCTGTCCCCGGGCCTGGGCCTGCGGTGCCGCCGGTGCCGGAACCTCAACCCGGATCTCCACCGCCGGCTTGCGTGCCTCAGTGACCAATTCGCGCAGCCGGGCGTCCAGCGAGGAAAAGCCTCCGGTCACGATCAATTCGCGGATCGTTTGAACCTCTGCCTCGATCGCGTCGGGCGTCGCGCTGGTCTCGGTCTCGGTCTCGGTTTCGGCGCCGATCGCCGCGGCCTCGACGGGCTGCGGCATTCTGTCGCTGCCCGTTTTGCGGGTCCGCGGCGAGCGCGTCGGGGCAGTCCCGGCGAGTGCCTCCGCGGCGATCCCATCCGGGTCCAGGCCCAGTGAAAGCAAGCCTTTCCGGAGTTCCGGGGTTGTCAGGTTGGATGCGTACCGCCCCTGCAGGACGGTCTCGGCCTGGGGATGGTCGCGCAGCGCGCCGCGCAACGCGTGGCGCGCGATCTTCGATGGGGAAAGCATGTGGTGTATCAGTCCTCTCGCTTGGGTGTAGGCTCGTGGTGTTCGTGTCGTCGGGCAAACGCCCACGCAACAGATACCGGACAACACCACAACTTGCAAGAGGACGGGACAACGTGCCCAAGCGCAAACCCGAACAGCTAGGCGAGCGCAAGCGGGTCGGCGGCTGGATGGGCAGCCCTAATTCGATCGCGTCGGTGTTGCGCGGCCGGGTCCCGCTGCAGGATCAGCGCAAATGCGCCCGGTGCCGCTGTGTCGCGATGCGGGGCCTGAAATACTGCAGGATGCACGCCGGGCGGTGGGCCAAGCGGTCGGACGGACCCGGCTACGCCGAGCGTCGGCTGCTTTGCCGGCTCGAACGTGCGGGCCTGCTGCCGCTCGAGCTTCTGGCGTTGCCGGTGTGGCGCGATATTCGCGGGTTCCCGGCTGCGCTGCGCTCGCCGGTGCGGCTTGCCTTGGTCCAGGCATGGGACAAGCAGTACAGCGACCCGCTGCACTGGGCCGCGGTGCAACGTCAGGCCATCGATCTGGCGAAGCAGCCCGGCGGCTACCCGACGCAGGTCCCCTGGTACGAGAATGCCTAAACCCGGCAGGCCCAGGACCCGGGACCGGAGCGGGTCCAGGCCCAGGACCCGGGACCGGAGCGGGTCCAGGCCCGAAAGCGGTCGCGCTGCTAGAGAGCAACAAGTAAACTCGAGCAATACCGCCAGTTTTGCAGCCTCCGCGGAATTAAAATCCCTTGTAGCTCGACCCGATACGCCGGCCGCCGCGAAGGTCAATGCGCTCCGTGCGTTGGCCGAAATCGAGGGGCTCATCGGGCGCCATCAGGACCGCCCGACCCGGACCCAGGAAGCGGGCCTGCAGAGCTTGTCCCGGGACGAGCTTGTGGCCGAATTGGCCCGGCTCCGGGAACTCGTGAGCCTCGGCCTGATCGGCTGAAAGCCTCGGTTTCGAGGCCCCGAACGCGCATAACCCTTATTATGGAAAATCGAAAAGCGTGCAATATCAATGGCCTGGACATTAGCCATGACATAGGCGCGTGGTGATAGGGGCGCGATCAACATGCGGTAGGCGTCGCGGCCTGGACCCGGCGCCGGGTCCCGCGGGTCCAGGCCCGGTATCGCCGGGTCCAGGCCGCCGGGCCTACCGCCACCCCCCGGGGGGCCGCGGTCGCCGCGGTTTCACTGTTGACCCATGTTCGTATAAAATCCCCCCTCCCCAAAATTTGTAACAGAAACAACGGTTTAACGCTCCAGGCGCCACGGTGTGACCTTCACGCCGCCTCGGTTTGTGTTTCTTCTCGCGTTTTTTGTCGTGTTGTGCGTAGTGTTTTGTCTTCTCCACGTTGGGAAGACAAAATGCCGGTTGTCGCCCTACGGAAGCCGAAGCGCGAATACTCCTTCACCGCGCACGCCACCGCAAACCCGAGCCAACCGCCCCCCGGGGACCGCCTCGACGGCGAAGTCGACCGGATAAACGCGAGCCTTTCCGGCTTGATCGACGTGGTTTCCGGTGCTTTCACCCCGGACGGCTCCCTCAAGCCCGGCACTGTCGGCAAGGAGCACCTCAAGCCCGGCGTTCTCGCCGCCCCGGCCTCACCGGCGCCGGCGGGGGGCCGGGCTGCCGTGGGGGAGGCGGCGCTCGCGGCAGCGTCCGCGCGGGTG